CAGGATATATTCCTCTCGACGAGTAGATTCTGCCTTGAGAAGCCCGCTTTCCCCGAAAGTATCTTCGACGTTAGGCAGGGCAATAAGCACCCTATACCCCACAGGCTTAGGGATAGAGGCTTCTAACTCTGCCTCTTTTACCGCTTCTACTTCGATACGCTCGCTTCTTTTTCGTTCTAATGCAGTCATTGCGGGGGTTGTTTCGGCAATAGCGTCTACCCCACTAACGGTTACTGTTTCAGTCATCTTCGTCATCCATATAGTTACGCGAAAGGTCACCTACTTCTCTTAATGCAGCGTTTAGACCTCGAATCACACCACACACCTCCTTATACTCGGCAAAGTCTTTAGGACCACCCGAGGTTAAGAATTCTTCGCTAGAGCCTTTAAGCTCTGTTAATTTTTCGTTCAGCACGTCAAAGACGGTTGTAGCCACTATCTACCCTCCACCTGCGCATCTAAATAATTTACACGCTCAATTAACTCCATTATCACTTTTTCATCTACCTTAGATTCTTCGCGGCGACGCGTTTCGATATTTTCTATCCTTGTCTCTAACTCGCTAATTTTGCACCACGCATCATCTTGCCGTTCTTGTTCTTCGGAATTATGTTCCAGCCAGTAGCCGTTCGGGTAGTTGCCCGGGCAATGCGAAAGTCTGTGCCCATCCCCAGCCCCATGAAAATGACGGCGGTCACACTTTTCACAATTGAAGACATAATTAACCCCGTCTTTGCTTATATAACACTTCATTATTGGCGCATTGTTTATATTCGACATTTCCATTAACTTTGCCCCTCCTTTCTAGCTTTAGCTAAATCTAGTATAGCTTTCGCCTCGTCCAAATCGTTCTTAGCTTGCGCTTGTTCGTTCTGCGCTGCTATACGGCTCGCTTCAATAGTAGCGGTGGTTTGGGCTTTTTCTGCATCAAGCTGTAATCTTGCCGCGTCAAGTTGCGTATCTGCTTGATCTTTCTGAGCTTTACGCTGCTGCTCAGCCTGTTTAATTTGCAATTCTTGCTGCTGCATCTGGATAACAGGGTCTTGGGCTTTTTGCTGGGCCGCAGCTTGCGCTGCCTGTTGTTGTTTCTCTTGGGTAAGCTGTATGCCCGCTTGAGCTATAGTTTGAGCAAGTAACGCTTCTGCTTCTGGAGCCAACACTTCATTCGGTGCAGGTAATGGGGCACCTAATTTTTGCTCTAACTGTTGTCTATATAAGAACCCAGTGTGCTCAGCTAAGTGAGCACTGAGCGCGGCCATAATCTGTTGAGCAGCAGGATTTTGCCCAATCATTGCCGCTATTTGCGGGTCTTGCATAAACGCTTGATGCGCAGCAATATGTGCTTGATGATCTTGAGTAATGAACGCTTTGATGGGCTTTCCTACTAATACGTTCATGTTTTCGCTCACCGGATCGGCAGGCGTAGAATCGTCCTCAGTAGGTACAAGTTTGTCAGCGTTCTTAATCCCCAAGACCTCGATCATCTGACGATGAAGCTGAGGCAAGTCGTAAATTTGTGGAGCAGCCTGCGCCATCTGCATAACAGTCTGATATTGCACAACGCGCTGTGCCATCGTGCTGCTATTAGGATCACTGACGGGAATTACTTCCACCATAGCGTAGTCGGCTCTACGAGCGCGAGGTTCACCACGGTCAGGCACGTACAAATACTCTTCTGGCGCGTACTCAGCGATGATCTTTCTTAGGAGTTTAAACTCCTGCTTCATCGAGTAATGAACACGGGATTGCACCGCAGCCATTGGTTTGAGCGTACGCTCTAATAGCGCAAGAGTAGTTCCAACAGGGGCATTAGCACTCATGTCGGATATGTTCATGTCTGAGATAGCCCCTAAACGTCGGCCCTCTTCAGTAATCTGTTTGAGTAAAGCAAAGAGAGTTTGGCTAGGTTCCGTGTAAGGAAGAGTCATAATGTTGTCGCGGATCGAGCCTGAAGGCACATCTACATCACGAAACTCACCGGGACCAATCGGCGTGTCGTCCCCTTTAACCCGTAACCCACGAGATTTAAGGCCCCCGGGGAGGTTAGATAGCGTTCCAGCGTCAACTAATTGACGGATTAAACTAGTTCCGGCGCGAGCGTAGCCACCAATAATGTGAATTAAACCAAGGCCATAGAAGCCAAATCCGGGGACATAAGCGTAATGGACAAAATGTTGACGCTTGAGCGTCAAAGAATCGTCGGGGTTCCAGTTACGACGTATGGCTAATACCTTGCCCGTACCCTTCTCAAGCGTTACTACATAAGGCTTTGCGACTTGCATGGAGTCTTCGCCATCTGCCCCGTCTACACCGTCAATATTCAGGTCAGCATGGACCTCAAGCACGGTGTAACGGTCATCAGAAGTTAAAGAAACGCCTGATTGCTCTGCTTTAGCCTCCTCAACATCGGAGAAAAACGACACAGGGTCACCTAGCTCTACTTCTCGATAGAACCCAGCAGCCTGTAGCTTAACCATTTCGTTTTTCGTTTTACGCATGACATGAGTAACGCGCTCTGCGGACTCAATATTAGAGGCACCGTAGGGGACAATCACGTCTTCAGCAGGGATATATAGGGCAATTTGACGTCCCAAGCTAGGGTCAAAATAAACTTTCTTAAACGCCGAACCAGCTAAACCTAGTGAGTACAGTAGTCGCTCATGCTCGGGACGGTACTCGACCATAACCTCAGTCAGTTCGTAATTCATATCCGTCTTAACACGGAGAGCTGCGTCTTCTTTGTCTTGAGTGACTTCCCCTAGAATCTTAGTCTTTACAGGCCCCGCAGCAGGAAACGTCTCACTCATGGCCTCCGCTTGGAACCGGATAGCCGCTTCTGCTAGGACGTTAGAGTACACACCACAGGCGTTTTCCCAAGGCTCAGTACGCTCCTCGTACTTCATGCCCAAAACGTCAAGACCCGTAACATACGTCTCCGCCCAGTCACGTCGAGCGGCCATGTCACCTTCCACAGCCTCACACAGATCACCAGAAATCTCTTCCAGTTGATTGTCTTCTAAGTAATCGGCCAAGTTCGCATCGAACGGGGCGGCGTCAATCTCTGTAGTTTCTTCGCCAAAACTAATCTCTACACTACCGTCCTCAAGCTCTACCATCACGGGCAGGTCTTCGTCAGTAGCAATAGCCATTTCTATTACAGCATCCGGCTCGCCCATTTCTTCGATGCCTTCTGGCATACCGTACAAACCTTTTTCAATTGCCATCTTCTTATCCTTTAATAGTATCCGCCACGGTGCCTATACATAGGCTCGCTCTCGGCCTCGTCGGTCGGTAGGGATATGAAGCCACCTTGCCTAAACCGCATCAACGCCATTATAGTTGTGTCCACCAAGTCATCGTTAGACATGAACGGAAACCCTGCAACTTCCTCAACTACTTCTTCTGCCCAACGTGTTTGGGGAACCCATACAAGTCCTGAGCGTACTATATCAGCAACAGAGTTTAAACGTGCAGTTTTATCCCCCGAGCCTCGGTGCGGTGTATATTCTTGGACCATTAGCCCAGACCTACGCATTTCTTGGTATAGAGGTGTACCACTACTCTTTTTCTCCACAATAAACGCATCTGGCTCCCATTCTTCGTACTGCTCCATCGCTAGTTCTTTTAGCTCTGGGAATTCGAGACGACGCTTGATGGAATTAAGCAAGATAATACAGTAGCAGTTCTCTTCTTCGTTAAAGAAAACGCCCCATGTAGTGAGTGCCGTGTAGTCAGCCCTGTTGTTCTTCTCTGCCGCCGCGTCAAGCGTCATAATTATGTACTCGCACTTGGGCGGGTCGTCGTGGGGCCACTCTTGCCACCATTCGCGCTTAACTATCGCCGCTTCTTCCGCCGTAGGAGTCTGCTGAAACTGGGCATTCCACTGAAATACCGGCATTGACGCTTTTGTACGGTATAGCGCGTCTAAATTAAAGAACTCGGGCCATAGTGGCTTTTCTGTCGTCTTTTTTATGGTTAGTAGCCGGTTCTTGGGGTCCGGTACGTCCGTTTCTACCTCTAAAATTGCCGGAAATTCAACAACTTCGTACTTATCAGCCAATTCATTCTGCGACATGTCCCGTACAACGCGCCCAGTCAGGTCATCTAAGTGCCATCGGGTCTGTACTATGG